CTACGCCCGGGCCGCTGCCAGGCTGCTGCCATGCCGACGCGCGGGCGCTGCCGCCCGCCGCTCGAGCGCCGCACGGCGGATGTTCGCGAGCGTCTCGGCGTGCTCCTCGGCGCGGCACGCGTTGCAGGGCACGGTCGCCCCGACGCGCCCCTCGGTGCGCGTGCTGACCATCAGCAGCACCTGGCCCGAGCCTCCGCACGCCGTACAGCGGTGCCGCGCGCGCGCCGACTGGTGGGCGACACGCTCCGCCTCGCGCGCCTGCTTGGCTGCGAGCAGCGGCGGCGGCGCCTCGCCGCGCACCCACCGCGCGATCGCGTCCTGCTCCTCCGGCGTGCGGTTCCACCAGTGGCGCATCAGCCGAGCCACTTCACGAGCAGGCCGGCGACAACGCCGCCGGCGATGCTCACGATCGTGGCGACCACGCCCCAGCGGACCTTCTGCGCGCCCACCCACGCGAGCATGCCGTTGTAGCCCTTCTCGAGGACTTGCAGACGACGCAGGCTCTCCGCGCGATCCGCCATGCGCTCGCGCTCGGTCTCGGTCAGGGTTGCGCCCTGTCTCACGAGGTGCGTCTCGACGTGCCGAAGGCGCAGGGCGTCGGACCCGTGGGCCGGCTCGAAGTGCAGATCACGGCGCTCCATCCCGTCACCGCGCCTCCGGCGGCTTGTCGCTGGGAGCCCAGCGCAAGTAGCCGATCCAGATGAGCCAGTTCCCCGCCACGGTCAGGATCAGCTCGTCGGGCACGCCGTCCCAGCCGAGACGCCGCGCCGCCAGCAGCACGCCGAGCGTGCCGAGGATGGACGTTGCGAACGAGGACCGCGCCCACCAGGGCTTGTGCAGATCTTCCACGGTTCACCTCCCAAGGGCGCGCGCGACGATCTCGGCGTCGCGCATCGCTTCCTGTTCTGACCACCCCCACACGCGCGCCTTGTTCATCGCGCCGCCGGGGCTGGAGACGTAGACCTCGACCCAGGGAAGACCCTGGTTGCCGCCGGTCCGCGGCGGGGGCGTGCCGACGATCGCGCCGTGCGCATCGTGGTAGAGCGCGGTCGGGTGCGTCCACGCGACGGGGTGCGGACGCGCGGCGCACGCGGTGACGAGCAGGACCGCGAGGATGGCGAGGACGCGGCGCACGCTACTGGGCCCTCGGGAGTAGCGCGTAGCCCTTGAGGCCGCCGTCGGCACCGAAGACCACGTCCACCCAGCGCGGGGCGCCTTCGGCGTTCACGGCGGGCCACCGGGCGATCATCGTGCCGTCGTCCTGGCGCGCGCCGAGCACGTGCTGGAAGCCGAGATGCGCCGTGACCTCGTCGAGCGTGGCGCCGTTCTGGAGGCTCCTCACGGCCTCGTGCGTGGCCACCTGCGTCGGCGGCGTGACGGGGTCCACGGGGGCGGGCGCGGGCGGCGGGGCCGGGGGCACCACGGGGACGGTCCAGACCGCGTCGGTGCAGGCGGCGAGGACGAGGGCAAGCAGAAGAGCCATGGCGCCGCGCATGGTCAGACCTCCACCGCGAGGCCGCGGGCGATGCGCCGGAAGTCGAACTGCCACCGCGAGCTCACCACGAGCGCCTCGGGCACCCACGAGAACGAGTCCGGAAAGCGCAGGTCCTTCGGGTGCGCGACGCCCCACCCCTTCCACCAGTTGATGAAGCCGAAGCGCTGGTTCTTGTAGGCCACGATGCAGCGCGCGTGACCACCCAGCGACAGGCTCGGGTCCACGCCCTGGTCGAGCTCGAGCCCGGTGCTACCCGCGTTGCCGAGGCCGGTGTTCGCCATCTGCGCGTAGACGTGGTGGCACACGATCACGCAGCGGCGCGCCGCGATCTCGGCCTTGATCTGCTCCACGTCGGCCGGCATGCGCTCGAGCTCGGCCGTGAGCAGCGGACGATCGTCGGCCCACTCCGGCTTCGGCCGCCACGTGGTGACCATCGTGTCGTCGTAGGGCGCGACGACGGCGCTGACGGTCCCGTGGTCGCGGTGCCACTCCTGCGCCTTGTGCGGGTAGGAGCCGACGTCGTTGGGCCAGTCGCCGGCGAGGCGGCGGTAGCCGTAGTAGGCGTCCATGATGGACACCTGCACGAGGGCGCCGGTCCGCTCGAGTGCCTCGGCTTCGAGCGCGAACGCGACGGCGTGCGGGAGGCAGGACGACGCGCGTCGCTGGTACTGCGGGGCCGACAGCGCCGCCCACGCCTCGTCGGGCAGCGCGCCGACGGGGCGGTAGCGCGCCAGCCGCGGCGCGGCCGGGTCCTCGGCCGCCGCCAGCGCGCCACCGATCAGGGAGTCGAAGGGCCCCACGGGACGCCTCGCCTACCTTCAGGTCGCGCAGGTGGTGGCGACGCAGTACAGGGGAGGCCCGTAGGCGACCGGCTCCGGGCACGGCAGGCTCACGGGCGGGCCCGCGGCGGGAGCGCACGGCGCGGCGGCGGGAGCGGGGGCGGCCACCGGCGCCATGACCGGGACCGCCGTGGGCTGCGGGATGGGGAAGAGCGCGTCCAGCGCGCACCGCAGGAAGTTCCCCGCGCAGATCACGACGTTGCCGGGCACCTGGAGCCCGGCGCGAGTCCACTCCTGGGCTCCGACGCGGTACTGCACCGCCACGAGCTGCTGTCCAGCCGCGGCCGGCTGCACGCCGACCACCTGCGCCGTCACCTGGCCGGCGCTCGGAGCAGCGGCGACGCAGGGCGAGCCGGCGGGCAGCACGACGAAAGACTGACCGGACGGGACCTGGCACGGCGGCGCGGCGGCGACGGGCATGGCGGCCGTGCCGTAGCCGACCACGCCCGAGGTGCACGCGGGGAGTGCGATGGCGACGAGGAGCAGGAACGCGAACAGGGATGCGTGACGCATGAGGGTCCTCCAGGGGTCAGAGCGCTTCCACCAGTCCCACCACCCAGGCCTCGTACTCGAACGCCGGCGTGCCACCGCCGACCTTGACGAGGAACTGGAAGATCTCGCCCGAGTCGAGCGGCACGAACACGGTGCGCTCGACGTAGCGGTTGGCGACCTGGCAGTAGAGCCGCTGCACGACGGTGCTGCTCTTCTCGTTGAGCTGGAAGTACGCGTGGTCCGTGGCCGCCGTGATCGTCTCGCTGGCGCCTGTGCGGACGCGCACGCGCAGCCACACGCCCTTGACGACAGGCGCGGTCTGCGAAGTGTCCTGCACGCCCGCGCCATCCAGGAGCGTCGTGAGGTCCACGTCCGTCGCCGCGACGTCGGCCGCCGCGGGGCTCGCGGGGCTGAACGTGACGGCCTGCGGCGCCGTGAGCCACTTCGTCTTCAGGTAGCGCAGCGTGCGCCAGCCGTAGGTCGGCGTGCCGGACAGCTGCTGCCAGAGCTTGAAGACGGGGTTGGCGGGATCCGTGGTGTCCAGCCACACACGCCCCACCTCGTCGGCGCCCCATGCGACCGGAGCGCCGCTCGAAGGATCCGGCGCGCCGCTGTGGTTCGTGAGCGCGGTCAGAACGCCGTTGTGGTTGCCGGCGAAGTAGTCGTCCCCGTCCATGGTGAGCGCCGGGGCCGGGTAGCCGCTCGTGTTGTGCTTCTGCGCCACGCCGACAGCATCGGCGCCACCGCGCGCTCGCCAATCAGGCGAGCCCGTCGCCGCAACGATTGCGCACGCGTGCGCGTCGGCTAGTAGAACTCCTCGACCACGATCACGCCCGCGGAGCCGTCGCCGCCCGCGTAGTCGGACCCGTCGATCGCGAACGCACCTCCACCGCCCGCGCCGTAGCCCGTCGCCGCGCGCCCGGCACCCGAGCCGTCGCCCGTGCTTGCGCGGCACTTCCCGCCACCGCGTCCGCCGCCCTCGCCCGACTTGCCCGTCGTCGCGCTGGGGTGACCGCCACCCATTCCCGTGGCGCCTGACTCCCCGATGTCGGGGCTTCCGCTGCACGCGCCGCCGGCGCCGCCCTGGACCCAGGCAGTGCCGAGCGCGGCCGCCTGGCCAGCGCCGCCCTTGCCGCCACCGGCCGTGTACGCCCCGAAGGTCGTGTCGCCGCCGTCGGTGCCCGGATTGTTGCCCGCCGCGCCACCCGCACCGAGCGCCCCGACCGCGTAGGCGTAGCCACCGCTCGGCGCCGTGTACAGGTGGTCGAACTCGCCCCCTTCGCCGCCGCCGCCCGCCGCCGCGCACTGGGACGCGACACCGTCCACGCCCCCACCGCCTCCACCAGCGCCGCGCCCTCGCACGCGCATCAGGGTCACGCCGGCCGCCGGAGTGTGAGTACCCGAGCCCGAGGTGTAGACGTAGCGCGCCTTGAGGCGTCCGGGCGCGGTCTGCCACGACGCATCCCCGCGCAGGAACTTCGTGGCGTCATTGGGAGCCTTCGGCGTCAGGCCGTGCTTGGACGTGGAGACGTCGAGGTCGGTGTTGTCGTCGGGCGCCGCCAGGTCGTCGAGCTTGATGGGGTCGCTGCCGCCCGACTGGTGCGACGTCGCGTGTGCGCTCACCGAGCCGGCACGCCCGGACGCGAACGACACCACCCACACGTTGGAACCGACGTAGGTGAACCAGGCGGACTCGTACTGCGTCGGCATGGAGTACGACGCGGCCCCGTTGACGGTCTGGCCCGCGGGCGCGAAGGCGAGCGCGTTCGCGCCGCCCGTGCTGCGGTGAAGGCCGAACGTGAACCGGGCGGGCACGGCCGCCGCCATCGTGACAGCCACGGCGCCGCCCGTCGTGTCCACGAGGAAGAGCTTGGTCGACTCCGCAGCAGCCACCGCGAACGACGCGGTCTTGCTGCCCAGCGCGAAGCCCGGAGGGCCGATCAGGATCCAGCCCGACGACGAGCCGGCCGCCGAGATCTTGATCCAGGCGCCGTAGGGCTCGCTGCCCGTCTGGAGGTAGAGCGAGCCAGCGGCGGCGTCGAGCACGCCTTCCGGCGATCCGCTCCCCGTGTAGACCAAGCGCCCCGCGGGACCGCGCACGTCCACCCATCCGGTGTTGCCCGTACCCGAGCCCTTCACGTACAGGAGCTGGTTCGTGGTGTCGAGGTAGCGCGACCCGGCAGGCGCCGTGACGCTCGCCTCGGGGGATCCGGCGCCACGACGATCCACGCGGTGCACGCGCGCGTAGACCTTGATGTTGCCGGTCTTGATCTGGTGCCAGCCCAGCGGGTCGCGGATCACGAGCCGCACGCGCACGTAGCGACCCGAGATCCAGGCGCCGGGCACGATGGGCTTGTAGTCCCCGTCCGCGTGGGCCACGCTCGCGCTCGTCCCGCTCACGTACTCCCAGCGCGCCATCGGGATCGGGCGACGGCACTTCCCGTCCGCCATCATCGTGCGGAACAGCCAGGCCGGGCCCATGGTGTTGTCGTCGCTGATGGCCTGGACGAGGCTCGGGGCCATCTTGTACGACGAGAGCGACCACGCGGGCTTGCTGGGGAACAGCCCTGTGGCGCTCGTGCGCTTGACCTCGTCGAAACACTCGAGCACGAACACGAGGTTCGCGCCCAGGTCCACCTCGTCGCTCTCGATCTTGACGACGGTCGGGTAGGGCGCCGGCTTCATGGTCGTGAACCGCGCGCCTGTCCCAACGGCACCCAGCAGGTTCCACCCGGCCGCGTCGTTCATCTTCGGCCAGCGCGTGGTCTTGAAGCCGTCGGCTGCCACGTGCGTGTAGAAGTCGCTGCCGGTCGGCGTGGGGAAGTTCGTCAGAGACCCGCCACCGGAGGTGTCCACGGCGGCGATGACCACGCCCTCCATGCCGGCGCGCTCGGGCTGGACCACCGTCTTGCTGGCCGCGACGCCAGCCCGCCCGCCACGAGTTACCGATCGCACCTGGAGCTGTCGCGTGGCGCCGCCGCTGTCGGAGCCGTCCAGCGGGACGAGCACGGACGGAAGGCTCGCGCTCTCCTCCTGCGGCCCCAGCTTGGGCACTTCGACCTCGGCCACGAGCTTGCCCGTCGCTGCGTCGTCGCCCTCGATGATCTGGATCTTCTCGGCGTCCTGGTCCTGCGTGAGCGGATCGACGGCCACGCGCGCGCCCACGTCCGGGCTCACCTGCTGGATGGCGACGTTGGACGGCGTGTCCGGCGCCTTCTGCGTGCGCCCCGTGATGAAGGTCTTGGTGCGCGCCTTGGACTTGGCCCAGTCGCCTTCGACGTCCGACGACGACACGGGCACGACGGTGAAGTGGTACTCGCCCTCCGCGATCTCGAACGTGGCGCTGCGCGCGCTGGGCTCGGCCGTCGCCACGAGCTGGCCGCGCTCGCTGTCGCTCATGGACGCGTAGACGCGCCAGCCCTTGAGGTTCACGTCCTGCGACGGCGTGGACCAGCTGACCGTGACCACCATCGTCGCCACGGCTAGACCTTCTCCTTCACCACGACCTTGATGTCAGTCGCCTCGGCCGTCGGGGCGGACGTGGCGCTGTTGGTCTGCGCCGGCGGGGGCGGCGCGGTCGTGGCCTTGGCGGCTACCGTCGCGGACTGCCCCTCGGGCGGCATGGCGTCGAGCCGCAGCCCGGGCGGGATCGTCCCGCCAGGCTGGAACACGGGCGCGTTGGGCACCGGGTCGATGCCGTCCGTGAACACACGCGCCTCGTACTCCCGCGCTTCCACCGTGCCGAAGCCGTCGCTGCGGACCGCGATGCTGAGCACGGTGAACTGCTTGGCCGAGTAGCCGAGCCGCGAGCTGGTGATGGCGATGTGGTCGCCGGGCTCCAGGTCCAGGTCGCCGAGGAACACGTCGAAGGTGACGAACCTCGGGCAGTAGAGCGCGAGGAGCATGTGGTGTCTGGCCTCGCGCTGGGCCTGCGTGCGTCGCGTGACGCCGAAGAGCTGCGTCTCCAGCACGCGCTCGGGCGTGATGTACTCCGGCTGCCCCGTCGGGTAGACCTGCGTGCTCGGCGGGTTGGCCGCCGTGAGCGGGTTGGTTGAGCCCGATCCGCCCGAGAACAGCGGGTCGATCTCGGCCTGCGCGTAGTAGACGTACGAGTCCCCCACCGCAGCGGCCCGCACGACCACGGCGTAGGTGTCCGTGCCCTCCACGTTCATGGACTTGATCTTGGCGCCGAGCGCGAAGCCGGTCCCGAAGATCCACGCGCCGGTGCTGATGGGGATGCGCTGGTCCCGAATCACCACCGTGCGGCGCCGGTAGCCGTCGTCGCGGTCCGCGAACAGGAACCGGGCCGCGTTCCAGCGCTCGGCGTCGTCGAGCCACCGCTCCACGAGCGTGCTGCGCTCCGTGGAACCGTCGCCGTCGGGCATGGCCACGATGCCCTTGCGGACGCCGTCGCCCTCGTTCTCGCTGAACGTGCGCACGCTCGCACCCGCCGCGAACCGGGCCACGCGCAGCTTGCCGTGACTGCTGAAGAGCGTCGTGCGGCACGAGCGCGTGATCTGGTCCACCCAGTCCCGCGAGGGAGCGCGCACGTCCAGGACCATGTCGAACTGGTGGGCGTCCTCGCTCACGCCCGTGGGCGTGGTCACGTCGGCATCGCACGCATCCGCGACCGTGCGAAAGGACCCCCCCACGCCGTCGTCGATCTCGCTGCTGGAGATCCAGCGGCCGAGCCCGTAGGTCGTGTTCAGCAGGAGGTCGCGCAGGATCAGGATGGGGTTGCGCGACCACGCCGTTGTGCCGGTCCGCGGGTCGTAGAGCTTGCGGCCCTTGACCACACAGGTGATGCGCGGGATGGCGCCCGCGAGCTGGGCGCTGGCAGGCAGGGTCAGGCCCAGAAGCGCCATGCCCGGGTAGGTGCGCTGGTCGCTCGAGATCTCGATCGTGGACGTCAGGTTGGGAACGCAGGTCTTCTTCGCCTCGTTGGCCTGCTGGCCCGTGAGGCGGAAGACGTAGCGCCCGCGCCCGACGCCGGTGGTGTTGGTCAGGACCAGGCGCATCTGCAACCGCAGTTGGCTCGTGGTCTTGGCGTCGTAGCGCCACGTGCCGTTCTTCTCGTTCTGCCAGTCGCTCAGCTGCGTCTGGATCCACGGCGCGTAGGCCGCGTCCGCCTCGCCGTAGCGCTTCCACTCGATCTTGATGCGGCTGCGGACGAAGATCACGTCCCCCTTGGAGCCGATGCCCCAGATGCCGCCGGGGTAGAGCAGGTTGAACACAACCTCGTCGCCCGCGGCTCGCATCTCGTGGACGTGCGTGGCGTTCAGGCCCAGAGTCGTGTTGGAGTCGTAGGGCGTCCCGCGCTGGTTGAACTCGGGCAGCGCGGTCTGCGTGCTCGTGCCCAGCCGCGTGGTGGCGACGGCGCCCGTGAACGACTCGATCGGCGTCTCGTTGAGCCGGATCCCCGTGATGGATTCGATCTCCCCCTCGCTCACCAGGCACAGCACCTTGAGGGTCTGCGACTGCCCCGTCTGCACCACGTTCGTGGAGATCACCTGCGGGGCGACGAGCTCCTGTCCGTACACCACCGGGACGGGGCCGCCGATGCTGCCCGGGTTGCTCAGGGTGTCGAATCCGTAGCGCGGGCTGGACTGGAGCCCGCCCACGCCCTTGCCGGCGCCGCCCTGGCTGATGAGCGTGAGCCCCAGCCCGATCAGCTTGCCGATGGGCCCGCCGACAAGGCCGAGCACCACGCCCAGGATGCGCAGCACTCCGCGCCAGGCGCTCATGCGAGCCCCGTGCTGTCGGGGATGCCCGGGAACGTGTTGCGGTCCACGACGCGCAGCGGGATCTCGATCTCGAGGGCGGCCAGGATGCTGCGCAGACGGAACACGACCCAGCCGTGCACGCGCGTGAAGCCCTCGACGAAGTAGGTCTCCGTGAGCGCGTCGGTGAGGGCGCTGGACGCCCCGACGAGCGAGACGTCCGTGCGGTAGATCCTGACCTTGCGGTTGCCGAAGGTGATGCCGGCCGCGATGAGCGTGTCGAAGTAGCCGTCGGCGTTGGCGATGCGCAGCTCGATCGTCGGCGCCTCGCTGTGGTTCTCGAGCGCGAAGTCGGGCACTTCGACGGGACGCGCGCTCCACGTGCTGCCGCCGAAGACCACGTCGCCGTCGTAGGCGGCGTAGCGCAGGTCGGCGGGCGAGCCACCCGTCTCCAGGTGGACGAGCCACAGCGGCTCGGGGCCTTCCTCGCGGAGCGCGTTGGTGAGTGCGGCGGGCAGCGTCCTCACGTGCTGGGCACCTCCACCAGGACCAGCACCGTCTCGAACACGCCGAACACCGGCTCCGACCACGTGAAGCGGTCAAGCAGCCGCACGCGCTTGTAGAAGGAGTAGTCGGCGGTCAGGGCCGCGGCGCCGGCGGGGGCCGCGTTGTAGGTCAGCGTGCGCGTGTCCGTGGTGGCGCTGCCGGCCACGGGCGACCCGGCGCTGTAGAGCTGCACGCCGCTCGTCAGCGGGTAGTCGCCGCCGTACGTCCCGGTCTTCGGCAGGACGAACGCGGTGGTGGCTCCGTCGCCCGTGCCGATCGCCACGCCGGTGCGCGTGTAGTCCTTCAGGTCCTTCCAGAGGAACGACTCCACGGTGTAGCCGCGGGCCTCGAAGAAGGTGTCCAGGGCCAGGCGCGTGGCGGCCGTGGTGCGAAATCGCAGCGTGTACGTGCGCAGCTTGCGGGAGAGGCTGGCCGCGCGCTGCTCGGCGCCGCCGCTCATGCGGGCCACGACGGACGGGCGCTCGTCCCCGTAGTCGTAGGGGTGCAGGGGCACGTAGGAGGCGGACAGGACGGCCAGGGCCATCAGAGCCCCCTTCGCGCGTTGCGCTTGATCGCGGAGCGGAAGGCGCCGTCCTCGTCCATGGCGCGAGCGACCGCGGCCAGGATCATGCCCTTCATCGCATCCGGGTCGCCGCCGCTGCCGACGTTGACGGTCAGGCCGACGTGGACACCGCCTCCGCCGCCCATCTGCGCCGCCCGGTGCAGCGGGATCACGGCCTCGGGACCACGCTCGCCCACAACACGCAGCGTCGGTCGCGTGGCGAGGCCGCCCTCGGCCATGCCCGGGAACTCCCAGGCCGGATCGCCGCCGATGCTGGGGCTCGGGATGAGGTCCACGCCGCCGCCGGTGAACACGCCCCCGCCGCCGGTGCTGCTGTAGCCCGAGAAGCCCCCGCCGCCGCCCCCACCGAAGAGACCACCCAGCAGCCCCCCGAAGATCCCGAACAGCCCGCCGCCACGGCCGCCTCCACCTCCACCGATCCCACTGAGCAGGCCCTCGATGCCGCTGGTCACGAAGTGGTTGATCATCGTGCGCAGCATGGACTGCCAGATCTGCTCGGCGATGTCCGACGCGTTGCGGAAGCCGTTCGTGATGCCGTCGTAGATCAGGTCCGAGAGCCCCTGCCCCAGCACCTGCTCGGCGCTGCGCAGCAGGTCCTGCCAGGGACGCGCCGCGATCGCGGCCATCGTCGCCCGCTCCAGGTCCCCCACCACGCCGGGCGACGCGCCCTGGTCGAGCATGTCCTCCATGCGGTGACGCAGCCGGATCCGCTCGCGCTCCACGTCGTTGCGGGCGCGCAACAGCTCGATCTCGCGCTCGACGCCGTTGTTGAGGCGGTTCACCTGGAGGTCGTTGAGGTCCTCCGTGATGCCCAGGCGCTCGCGCAGGAGACGGATCGCCTCGCGCTGGGCCTCCAGGTCCTCCTCGCTCAGGTCGCGCAGGTATCTGGCCAGACGCAGCTCGGCGGCTTCGATCTCCTGTCGCAGCGCCATCTCGTTCGCGCGGTTGAAGCCGCCGGAGAGCCCAAGCCGGAGCAGGTCGTTCTGGTTCGACATCCCCGTGAGCGCATCCTCGCGCTTCCACATCGCCTCGTTGCGGTCCCGCTTGGCCAGCTCGTCGTAGCGGCCGCGCAGATCGTCCAGCAGCTGGATCTGCTCCCGCAGGCTCTTCGCCTGCTCTTCCAGCTTCGCCACCGTGTCGTCGCGCTTCCCGGCGAAGAAGTCGTAGAAGGGTCCGACACCGTCTCGGGCCGACTCCAGCTTCTCCGACAGGATCGCCACCTTGCGCAGCGCGTTCTCGATCGCGTGCAGCTGGTGGTTCCGCCTGCTGTAGAGCTCGTTGACGCGCTCCATGTCGGTGATCGTCTGCGCGCTGACGTCGATCTGCTTGGAGACGTCCGCTGTCTCCAGCCGGTCGAGCTCGGCCTTGAGGTCCTTGACCTCCTCGCGCGCCGACTTCATGGACTGGCTGAACGCCATCTCAGCCTTGGTGGCCTGCCCGGACATGATGCCGATCGCGGCTCCGATGAGCGCAACGCCTCCGGCGATCGGCCCGCCCGCCGCGAACGAGCCCAGGATCACGGTTCCCAGGGAGAGCCACTGCCGCTCGCCCGCGGCCGCGGCTGCGGTCGTGGCGCCGATCCCAGCCGCCATGGCCTGCATGGCACGCTGGCCGATCCTCCCCGCGCCCTGCCACGACGCCCCCATGGCGACAGCCGCCTGGTCCACCTTGCGCGTAGAAGCGGCCATCCGGTCCGTCGCGGTCGTGAAGTCGCGCTCCGCGGCGCCCGTGCTCCGCATCCCCGCGCGCCAGTCCACGTCAGCGATCAGGCGAACCTGCTCGTCAGGCACGGCTCACCTCACTTCCCGCCACGAAGCAGGCGCTGCTGCCAGCGCCGCTCGTCCCGCGCGTCGCACGCACGCCGCGCCTCGATCCAGGCCGGCACGACCTCGACGAGGAAGTCGGCCTCCCAGCCCTCCCAGGACTCGTCCAGCAGCTCGCAGGCCGCCTCCCAGCCGACAGCGTCCACGACTCGGCCAACCTCGATCGCACGCGCGACGACGGGCAGGGCGAAGACGTAGCCCTGCCGCTCGAGCGCGTCGAGCTCCGCGGCGAGGTCGAAGCCGGGCTGGTCGGGATCCTGCGCACTGCGGTACGCCGCCTCCAGGGGATCGCCGTCGTCGGTCAGGAGGCGCTGGCGGACGACGGCTTCCCATTTCCCAGCGCCTCGGTCACTGCCGCCTGCGGCTCCCGGATCCGTAGCGTGAGGAGCGAGATCACGTCGTCGGGCAGCGCATCCACGACCTGCAACACGAGCGCAGGGTCGAAGGGGATCACGTTCCCGTCGGCGTCGGCGAGGTTTTGCCAGCCCACGACGTGGGTGGACATGAACTCGGCGGCCATGGCCTCCTGATCGACCATGCCGCGTCTGCTGTGCTTGATCTTGAGCGCGCGCGCCTCGCCGTGGGTCTGGAGTCGGACCTTGAACGTGGTCGTGCCCAGGGCCACGTCCACGGTCTCCTGCTTGCGGATGAGCCTGAGCATGTGGACTCCTAGGAGAGGATCGCCGCCGAGCGCTTGTTGATCAGCACGACCGTCATCGCCTCGTCGTAGCCCGACGGGAAGCCCGTGGGCACGGCGCTGGCGTGATGCGCGCTCATCCGCACGGTGCACGGCACCGGGCCGGGCCCGGGCGTGTCGAGCGGGCACTCCAGCACCTCGAGCGAGGGGAAGTACAGCTTGCGCGCGTGGTAGACCGTCGAGGCGCCGGCGAGCTCGGCCCCGGTGAAGACGGCGTCCATCTTGAGCGCGGTGCGGTTCTGGTGCGCCTCGCGGAACAGGTCCTTGAGCGCCGTGGTCAGCGCGAAGAAGTCGAGCATGACCTCGATGTCGGCGAAGGTGGACGGGAGCGGCTCCTCGCTCTCGGCGGCCTGCGCGTAGTCCTGCGTCAGGTTGCGGCGCAGCTCCATGGCGAAGCGCGCGGGGAGGATCACGTCCCCGCTGCCCAGCGAGCCACCGCTCTCGGCGTTCACCCGGATCACGCCCTGGCTCAGATAGATGCCGCGACCGCCACCGCCGCTGGGGTCGTACTCGTACGTCCAGCCCGAGGACGCCCCCGAGTCGTCAACGCCGCGGCCCAGGCCGTCGAACGTGTCCTCGCCCACCTGACCCGAGCGGGCCTCGAAGAGCCAGCGGTTGAGCTTGACGCTCTTCAGGATCTCGACGCGCTTGCCGCCGGCGTCGTGGCCGATGGTCAGGAACTTCCCGGCCTGGTCGTCGGTGAACGGGAGCACGTGCGTGTACGCGCTCGTGTCGGAGGCAGCCCCCGGCGACGCCGCCGCCGCGAGGATCGCCGCGATGAACAGCTCGTTCTGGCGGTAGTCCGCCTGGGCCACGAAGCCCCCGTCCACGACGAGGTTGCCTCCCGCCCCGGGCTTGGCGCGCGTGGCCTTGCCCGTGATCGTGTCGTCGGGGATCCGCTCCGTCCTGTGCTTGAACGTGCACGACTTGAACGGCTTGCGGTGGTTCGTGGTGAGCGAGACCGCGGTGCCCCAGGTCGAGCCCTGGACGGCGGCGAGCTTGCTGATGAGGCCGGAGGACATGGGCAGGTCTCCTACGTGGTCGTGAGGTCCCAGAGCGAGAAACCGAGTTCGGCGCGGTAGGCGCTGTGCCCGGTGCGCAGCTTGCGCGGCACGGACGGGCGCTCGAGGACCTGGACGCCCGCCTCGGTCATCTGCGGGAAGCCGCTGGTCGGGTCGATCAGGGCCGCGGTGACGAGGTCGATCAGGTCGCAGAAGGCGTTGAAAGACGCGTTGGCGTCGTCGGCCTTGTACGTGGCTCGGATGCGCACGTCGGCCACCTGGCGGTTGTAGCCCGACGCGCCCTGGTGCTCGGAGCGCGGCACCACCTCGTACTCCCAGCAGTTGATACCCGCCGAGCCGATCAGGTCCGTCTCAGCGTCCGACGTGTCCAGGTCGTCGCGGATCCTGTTGTGGACCTTCCCCGCGCCGCCGGTGATGCCGGTGACGGCGCCGAGCACGGTGCCCACGCGGGTGCGGGTCGTGGCGAGGGTCACGTGCCGACCCTCCGCGGGAGCCGTGCGAGCACGCGCCGGAAGATCGCCATCGCTTGGTTCTGGACGTGGTGCCGCGCGCGCCGGAAGAAGCGGAACGGCTTGAGACCGCGGCGCTTGATCGCGCTCGCGATCATGTAGGCCACGCGCTTCTCGGCCGCCTTCTGGCGGTCCGCCGCCTTGCCCATCACCTTCGACAGGCGCTCGCCGCCGCTGCGGTGGACGGCGTCGCGCTCCATCTGCGCGCGCACCTGGTCGACCATGCCGCGCGCCTTGCGCCGCGCCCAGACGGCGAGTTTGTCCATGCCGATGCGGCTCACGCCCTTGCCCGGCTTGCGGCCATCCTCGAGCACGATCGCCGGGGCGGCCTGCTGCGCCGCCACCGTGACCATCGCGCGAGCCACGCCGGGCTGCACGACCGTGGCGGGCTGCGCCTTCACCGCCTGCACGGTCAGGTCGGTGTCCGTCTTCCCCTCCGCGCGCATCGCTTCCTTGATGAAGCGCGCGCCCTCCTCCGCCATCTGCGCGGCCGCGGCCAGGGACGCCAGGCGCAGGCGCTCGTTGGCGCCGCCGAACGCCCCGCGGATACCGATGACCTGGATGCTCACGACGGCAGCCCCCGCGAGAAGACGCGGCTCTGGCCCGTCCGGGCGCGCCCCGTGACGATCGAAGGGACGTCCTTGCTCGGGATGCCCAGCGCGCGGCGGTAGGCGGCCCAGAAGCCCTGGGCCTTCTTGTCGTAGGAGTCGGCGCGGTCGATCGCCGAGAACACGTCCGAGCCGCCCACGCTGTCCACCATCCGGCGGTAGACCGAGGCCAGGATCTCGCACTTGAGCGCGCACGCGAGGTCCACCACCGCCAACTGCATGTGCAGCGGGACGTTCGTGGCGACGGTGGCGTGGATCGTCCAGCGCTTCTTGAAGTGGACCCTGACCAGGTTCGTGGGCGGCGCCGCGTCGAAGACGAGGTAGGTCTTCAGGGCTCCGCTCGACGTCCGACGCTCGAGCCAGAAGTCGCGGCTCTCCCCGAAGGCGCGGAACACTCGCGGACGCTGCGAGACGCCGGCGCTGGCCAGGTCCTCGGCCTTGATCTCGAGCTTGTCGCTGAAGCCGAACAGGAAGCCGACGGCGGGCGTGCTGCCCGTGGGCGCGGTGTAGGCGAAGGGCGAGGCGGACAGGTCCCACGCCGTGGTCGAGCCGTCGCCGAGATCGACGTGCTCCTCGCAGGGGTCCTCTTCCGAGTACCGCTCCAGCGCGTCGAGCACCAGGTCGGAGTCCGACCGCGTCGCCTTGGTGTCCGGCACCTGCTCGGCCACCACCGCGGCGTAGTTCGATAGGGTCGTGAAGGGCGGGCTGGCCAAGGTTCTCCGTCAACGAACAGGGGCGCCCGGTGAAGGGCGCCCCCGCGAGGTTTGGCCCGTGGGGGCCGGGGAAGGGATCAGCGGCGCGAGATCCAGACGTCGACCCACAGCCCGTCCGCCGTCGGCGACGAGCCGCCGGTGATGTTGATGAGCTTGATCGCGAGCACGTCGTCCGCGGCGCGGTCGAGGTTCGCGCCGGAGAGTGCGAGGGTGCCCTGGGCGCGCGCGATGGTCGACCCGTCCACGACGGGGAGCGCGGCCACGAGCTCGGTCGCGTTCACCATGACCTGGACGTCGATGTCGGTGTGGACGGTCGAGCCGCCCGCCGACACGATCGACCCCGTCACGCCGTGGATGCGGTACGGGAAGGGCACCTGCACCTTCACCGCCGCGTCGGTCACGTCGGCCGTGATCTGGGGGATGTAGGTGAGGCGGACCGGGAAGACCGGCACCTGGTTGCTGGGGAGCGTGGTCGTGAGGGCCATGGGAGGGACTCCAGGAAGGCGAAGGTCCGAAGGTCGGCGGGGCTTGGTCGGGCGGACCCGGAGCGCCCCGCGCGCCCCGGGCCCGTCGTGGGGTCAGGGCTAGCTGCCGGCGTCGTTGCCGTAGATGCCGGCGAAGTCCACGGCGCCCGCGGCGAAGACGTCGTCGATCTTGGCCTCGAGCTTGTCGTTCGTGAACATGGCGCCGAAGGAGAGCTCGTCGGCGATCGTGATCCGCGGACCGCTGCGCCCGGCGAGCTCGGCGAAGCGGATCACCTCGGCCTCGTTCGGGTCGGCGAAGAAGTAGTGGTCGAAGGCGTTGGTCGTGCGCAGATCGACGATGGGCTCGGGGATGTACCAGCCCATCCGCTTGATCATCGCGGCGACGTCCACGCCCGCGTTGCCGCCCGCGATGCCCTGGATCACGGCGTTGTAGGCCGCGATCTTCTCCTTGGGCAGCACGACGAAGCGCGGGACCAGGCCCTTGGCGACGCCGGAGCCGCCGGTCGCGGCCATCATGCCCGTGATCGCCTCCATGACCGTCGCGATGGCCGTGGCCAGCGTCGTGGACATGACCGACGTGCCCTCGTTGGCGGGCGAGCGCGTCGAGTCCGTGAGCGTCTTGGAGTCGGCGCCCATCGTCGGCATCGTCGCGTCGCGGTGCAGCGCGTGCACCACCTCGGAGCGGGTCTCCATGGCGGCGCGGCCCAGGCGCTGGAGGCGCTGCTGCCACAGGTCGATGAAGTCGCCGTTGAGGACGTCCTCGAGGAGGATCGACTCGAGCGCCCCGTACTTCACGAGGGCCAGCGTCTCCTCGGTCTCGGTCGTGGTGCTGATCGCCTGGTAGGGCGAGCCCTTGGTCACCACGGGCAGGTTGCCGTAGTACGGCACCTTCACGATGTGGGCCGTGCGGAAGTTCGGCAGCGTCGTCTTGCGCACGATCTTCTGCCAGCCGTCGTAGGCGTGGTGGCCGACGTAGGCCGCGAGCAGCGCGATGTTCATCGCGTCCTGGAGGGTCTTCGCCGAGGTCGTGCTGTCCACGGCCTCGCGGATCCGGCGCTTGCCCTCGGAGCCGCCGTAGAGCGCCTCCTGCAACCGCACGCCGCCGCAGAGGTGGCGCTCGACCAGCGCGACGCCGTCGAAGGCGTAGCTCGGGACGCCCTCCTTCGGAGCCGGCACCTGGTGCGGGTTGAACACGTGCGCCAGCAGGTCGCGCGTGCGATCGTTGCTCTCACGCACGATCGTCGCGGTGCCGCCGGCAGCCGCGATCGCGTCGTCGATCACCGCGCGCTGCGCCTCGACCAGGCGCGTCTCCTCACCGGCCTCCAGGAAGCGACCGCCGTGCTGGGACAGCAGCGAGGCCACGGCCTTGGCCGGCAGCTTCGCGGCGACGGCGGCTGCGTTCAGGCGCGTGCGGCTCTCGGTCACGCGCGACTCCTGCATCTGCTTCTTGAGCTCGGCGATCGCCGCCTTGTCCTCGGCGTTGGGCGTGGTCCCGCCCTCGGGCGTGCCCTTGGCCTTCGCGGCCTCCGCGACCCGGCGCGCCTCCTCGGCGTCCGAGGCCTCCTTCGCGCGCTTGGCGACGTCGGCGGTCTCCGCCTCGGTCAGGCGCGAGCACAGGTCCGAGATCTCGGCCAGCAGGCCGAACTCGTCCTTGGACTCGGTGAAGCGCTTGGCCTCGCCGGTCCCGCCGATGGCCTGGGACAGGACGTCGGCGATCGCCGCGTCGGCCTTCGCCCGCGCCAGGATGTGGCGCGAGATGCCGAACGCGTTGGTGGCCGCGCCGGTGTAGCCCTCCACGAGGCGAGGGTGACCGGCGACGAGCAGGGCGAGAAGCGTGCGCATGGGGAGTGCTCCGAAGCTGCGCGAGGCAGCGATGCGATGCTGGACGGCCCCACCCGCTGAGGGATGGCTGACCAGGTCCACGCTGGTGATGTGCGAGAGGCGAACGCGACCGGCCGCGTCCTGCGGGCCCTCGCCGTCGATGCTGAGACCGAGCGAGTCGAGCGCGCCCTTGGACTCCAGCGCGCGCAGGTGCTCGTCGATGCGGCGGCCGTCGGGCGTGTCGAGCAGCAGGTGCAGCTCGCCCTCGACCTGCTGCTCCGACTCGTTCCAGCGCGTGCCGCGGTAGAAGCCGACCTGGTTGGCGACCGTGCGGCCCACCAGGGAGTCGGGCAGCACGTGGTCGAACTCGACCGCGCCGCTCGCGCTCACCTTGCGGAACGCCATCGCCGGGCGGCCCTCGAACAGGCGCGACTCGACGGCGCGCTGGAGGTCCGCGGCCGGGTACTCGCGACCGTTCATGGAGCGGCCGGCGCGGATGAGCACGACGCGCCACACGCCGGGGGCGCTCGCGCTTGCTGTGATGCGGCTCGACCAGGTCACGCACGGGACGCTAGAGGCGCGTGGCGGTCGCGCAACGGACGATGAGCATCCCGAACACGATTGCGCACGCGTGCGCGCGGCCCTACGACGCGCTCTCCGCGGGTTCGGCTGCCTCTGCGAGGACGCTCCGCGGCTCCTTGGAGATGTAGGCCTGCTGCGCTTCCTCACGCGCAACGCGCACCACGTCGCATCCGCAGTGCACGACCATGGAGGCCGGCAGCCGCGGGTCCAGCGGCCCCGCGCAGCGGTACAGCCCGCCGCCGGGCGGGGTCGCGGCCGTCGCACCGCCGCCCATGTCGAAGTCCTCGTCGAGCTCGCGCTCCTGGCCGTGCATGGCGTCGTGCTCGGGGCGGCTGCGGCCCGTTCCCTTGCCCGACTTCACCCAGCGCTTGATGAGATCCACGCCCGGCGCTCGGGCCAGCACCCGGTCGTTGGCGGCCTGCTGGCCCATGTAGGCCTTGCTGAGCTCGGTGCGCGCGATGCGCTCGACGCGGTGCTCGAGCACGTCGGGGCCCATCGCATCCCGCACGGCCTTCTCGAACGCGGGCCGGTCGCTGGCGCCCGTGAGCGCATCCACGACGGCGACGTTGAGCGCCGTGCGCACGCTCTTGGACACACCCACCACCTCGCTCGCCGCGTCCATCTGCGCCCTGCGCACCGCGCCCGCGTCCACGGAGAGCCCGAGCGCGGGCCCGGCGTCTGGCGCTGCCTGCTGCTGCGCGCGCTTCACCGTCGCGTCGGCCATGCGCTCGGCACCGCCCTGGACGCGTTTCAAGAGCTCGCCCTCGAGCCGGTCCATCTCCTGCTGGAGCGCCTCCTTCTTGGTCAGCGCCTGGAACGTGTCGAAGTCGGTGGCGGCGCCGCTCTTGAGAATCGCCTCGATGCGCGCATGCGCGCGGCGCAGCGGGGCGAGCGCCTTCTCGACCTCGGCCTTGGTGAGCCGGGACAGGTCGTCGTAGGACACGGCCTACGCCGCCTTGGTGCGACGACGCCTGCGCGACTCGGTGCTGCGCGCGGGCGGCTCCTCGGGAGGCTTCGGCGCGCCCGGCGAACCCGCGCCAGGAACGAACGCGTCCGGCACCTTCGGCTCCTCGGGCTTGGGTGCGTTCCCCACGAGACGAGCGCCGAAGGTCTTGCTCTTCAGCACCTCGCGCAGCATCGCGGCCGCCTCGTCCTCGCTGATCGCGCCGCGGTCCACGGCGACCTGGAGAGCGGCCCCCAGCGCGGCGATCTCCCGCACGTCGCGCTCGGAGTCGCGCGTCGCCACGGTCGCCATCGTGACTTCGACCTCGGCGTCTGCCGTCACGCCCTCGACGCCCGCGGCCTCCCCCATCGTGAAGATCGCGCGCACGAGCATCTCGACGTTGACGCGCACCTCGGCCTGGCGCGACTGGATCGCGCGGAAGATCGGCGTGCCCTGCTCTGCTGCGGTCGCGCGGTTGGTTTCCCCGCCAGACCCGAACCACATCTTGGGGATGCCGTGCCCGCCCAGGCACATCTCGAGGACCACGTCGTAGAGCGCCTTGGCGTCGGCCAGCTTCATGTCCGGCGCCACGGCGCTGACCTTCACGCCCTGTTCGCCGCCCGAGGTCACCAGGACCTCGCCGGGCTGCATCGACGTCGCCCACGCCTTGATGTCGGCGGCCAGCTTGGGGAACTTCCCGGACTTACCGTCCGCCCCCGTGTCGTCCTGCATCGCCACGGTGGCGTGCAGCCACAGCCGCCGCACGTACTCGAGCTGCGCCACGAGGCCCGCCACGAGGTTGTCCAGGTCGGCCGCGTGGTCGAGCGTGCGCAGCAGCACCGGCACGCCGCGCGCGCCGCGCTGGTTCACGCGCCAGAACGCCCCGATCCCGAACATGACCGGGCCCGACTTGGGATCGGCCGGGGCGAACTGCTGCGGCGGCACCGGTTCCTCGTCGCGCACCAGCGGGACCGGTACGCTCCCGCCGGTCTCCTGACCCACCTCGAGCGCCACGACCTCCTCGACGTCCAGGCGGTTGACGAGCACCTTCTGCACGTCGAGCACGTCCATGGTGCCGATGCGCACCTCGCCGATGGGCGTGCCCTCGCTGCGCTGCGGCGCCCGCACCACGATCAGCCGCTCGCCGTCCACGAACAGCGCCTCGATGTGGCGGCGCTCGCGGCCGTACCAGCCGCGCTCGAGCTGCTTCTGCAACCAGGCATCGACCGTCGGGTTCTTGGCCTTGATCACGATGCCGTCGCCCAGCACGAAGTCGATGAAGCGGTCCAGGACCCCGCCGTAGACGGCGGCCTTGTCGTACTCGTGGCGCGACTTGCGCACCGCTCGCACGCGCTGGGCGTCGGGAAGGTCCCGTCCCGAGCCGCCGCCCTGCGGCCCGACGCCGTCCGCGTCGCGGATCCACTTCTCGCGGTCCGAGGCTGCGGACTCGGTCACGCGCGCGCTGGTGACGGCGCCAACGGAGGCGCGGCGGAAGGGCCACATGGCGCCGACCCTACGGCCAGCAGCGCGGGCGGCGATGCGCTCGGCCCCGCGCCGGGTGGAATGCGCACGCGTGCGCGGGTGGGCTACCGGAACAGCCGCCCTCGCCGCGGATCGCTGGCCCCCGCCCACGTCAGGCGCGGCGCCGCGCGCCCTGTCTCGGCCTCGGGGGCCTCGCCATCGCTCGCCGCCTGCGCCGGCCGCGCGCTCGAGGTCGCCGTGATCGGCCCGAACTGCGTCAGGTGCAGGAACGCCCCCGACGCCGCGTCCACCTGGTCCTTCAGACGGATGTTCGGGAACGCGCACACCTCGGCCAGAAACGCCCCGACCCAGTCGCCGCTTGACACGAGCGGCACGTTGCCGGCCTTCACCTGGCGCGCGAGCGGCGACGCGCGCTCGGGCTTCGACCCCAGCGGCCTCACCACCTCGACGTCGAAGCCCGCCAGCATGCGCACCTGGTCCTGCGCCTGGTGCACGCCACCACCGCCCGGCTCGTGCTCGATGCGGATCGGCACCTCGCGCCCGTCGATGTGGGCCTGGGCGACGATCCGCTGGTCGCGCTCCGTGGGACCGAGCCAGAACGCGTCCACGTCCAGGATCGGGAACTGCCCCTTGGCCGTGCGCCCCATGAGCACGCCCGCGGTGCGCGCGTTGTCCTGGTTCGTCGAAGCCGCGCAGTCCCAGAAGCGCACGCGCTGCTCGACCGCCGGCGCCGCGGCCAGCACCTCGAACCACTCCTGCCGGAAGAAGTCTCCGCCCGGCACGACGTCCCAGTCACCGTCGCGCATGCGCGCCTGGCTCACGGGGTCGAGCATCTCAAGGCTCGCCAGGTACGCCCTCGCGTCCACGCTCGGGTTGTCGCGCAGCAGCGAGCGCAGGAACACGCGCCCGTGCTTGGCGCCCTCGGTCAGGAAGTGGCGCTTGACCCACTCGTGCCCCTCGCCGCCCGGGTTGGTTCCACCGCGCACCCGGAGCGGCACGCGCGAGAGCGGGCCCGACGAGGGGCGACTGAGGCGCGAGCCGTTGATGCGCTCGTACATGGCCTTCTGAAACGTGGTGAGCTCGTCCCACCCGATGAACTGGTACTCGGGCCCGCGCTCGTGCGCCTCGACGTCCTTGAGGTGCTGGCAGTGCGCGAACCGCAGCTCGGCGCCCGAGGGGAACGTCCACAGCTTCTGGCCCTCGTTGAAGGTGGCGTCTGTTCCGCCGAGCCACTCCTTCGAGCGCGGGATCACGCCGCCGGCCGCCATGAGCTGCGGGTACGTGCGACGGAAGATGACCGCGCTGTAGCCCGGCACGTCCACGTACTGAAGCGCGGCCATGAGCAGGCAGTCCGTCTTGCCACCGCGCGCGGCCCCGCCGAAGAGCGCCTCCTGGTTGGGCAGCAGCAGGAACGCGGCCTGCCGCGGGTGCGGCGTGTGCGCCATGTACTTGTTCACGCGCACGCGCTTGAGCACGTCGGCTGCGATGGTGGCGGGGTCCTTCACGGAAGGTGCGCGCGCGCCGCGAGGACGGGGCAGGTCGGCTCGTGCTCCATCGGACCGCGGCTATGGAATTCGCGCTTGGCCGAGCAGTACACGCACACCTCGGGACACAGGCACGTCTGCGAACCGTCGCAGCCGTGCGACGTGTAGACCGGCTGCGCGTCCACCACGAGAGCGCGCACGGCGTCGCGCAACGCCAGCAGCTCAGACGCGCACCGTGCGCGCTCGCTTATGACGGCGGCCACCTCATGCGTCGCGCGCGGCACGGGGACCATGAAGCCGTCTGGAGCCCCGCCGCCCCACTCCCACAGCACCGTGTCGGGGACCGGGTCGGGCGTGTCAGGCGTGGTCGCGAACATCGAACCACGCGCCGAGGGCGGTGCTCGCTCTGCGCGGAAGACTCACGCTGATCGGGCGGTGCCGCGCCATTGGCAGTGCGGCCTTGACCTTGCGCCGGCGCGTGGAGTCGATGTCCACGCGCTCGTCGTAGACGAAGACGGCGCGGCCACGTAGCGCCCTCATCGCCAACGCGCGAGCCCAACCGGGGAGCGGAGCGGAGATGTTAGACATGGTCAGGAATCTTAATCGGCCGCCACTCGAACGTCGCCGCTTGAGCGCGGTAGACGCGCGTGAGTCGCGGGAGCACGCCACGGGGCGCGTTGTCGAGCAGGTGCTGCACGACCAGGTCGCCCCCGTCCACCTCGGCCAGCACGCGAGCGAACTTCCACACGACGCGCACCGTCACGGGGGCGCCCCACTCGCCGTCATCGTCCATCGTCTGCTGCTCCTCGCTGTGAGCGAGGTCGCACACGACGCCGACGGGCGGGAGGCCGGGGCGCCACGCGGTCACGGTCACGCCTCCGCCGTCGGCGACGCGAACTCGGCGCACGCGATCACGCGCCACGTGACGACGGTGAACGCCGAGCGCGGCCCCGCGCACCGCGCGATGCTGAGCACCGTCGGCGGTTTCCACGACGCGTCGCCGTCGCGCTCCGCCGGGATCTCGCACACGGTGACGGTGGCGTGCCGGCACGACGCACAGAGCCCCGTCGCCGCGCCCTCCACGCGCAGCCCTTGGAGCCGCGCCTCTTCGACGGCCTGCCGGGTGTCGTGGGGGTCACTCATTTCCGCAAGCCTTCCGCAGCGCCTTCAAGTCGAACTCCATGCCGGCGGCGATCGCCTTGCGCCTCGAACGCGTCACCGAGTGCGACCCGAGCGCCGCGAGGTCCGGTGCCCAGTTCTGTGCCAACGCAACCGCAAGGCCCCGCAGGCGGCGCGACTGGTCCACCGCCTCGCCGCAGCGCCGTTCCCAGTAGTCCGCGTCCGCGGCCCGCTCCCGCAATCGCGCAGCCTCGCCGCTCTCACGCTCCAGGTCGTGACTCAGGACGGCGATCTGCTGTCCCAAGCGGGCGAGATCCGTCTGGTGCCTTGCGCGCTCTGCGGCCTGCTCGCGACGAATGACCTCCGACGCCGCGACTGTGTTGGCCAGCTGCTGGCGCAACACGTCCTCCGTCGTGTACTTGACTCGCCGAGGTGTGCGCGCCCTACGCAGCATGCCCGTTCCCCTCCGCCTTGGACTCGTGTCCGTTCGTCTGCGCCGGCAGGACCTGCGCGGGCACCACCTGCTGAAGCAGGCCCAGCTCGCTCAACGCCGTCACGAAGTCCGGCAGCCACGCGCCGGGGTCCGCGACCTGGTGCACGTGCGTCACCTTGCCGCCCACGTTCACGTCGAGCTGGTAGCGCGGGCCCATGCCCAGCAGGTAGCCGATGTCGCGCAGCGCCTGCCGCGCCACGGCCAGGTCGCCGCAGTCCGACGCGCGCCGCGCCACGCGCTCGAGCCCGCGGATCACGCGCTGCCGGCGCTCGCGGCTGTGCTTGGCGTCCTCGCGCGCCCACTGACGGCGCACCACGCGGAGGTCGTTCTTGACCGTGCACGCGCTCACCCCGAACTGCTCGGACACCATCGCGATCACGCGCTTGTCGTGGTAGCCGTCGAGCCGCAGCTCCTCGGCTCGCAGTCGTCGGTCACGACGCAACACCGCGGCTGACTTCGCGGATGCGGGCGGGTGAGGATCGGGTAGGGACACCATGGAAGCGCCTCCGACGAGCCTACGATGCTCCTGTGGTCATGGTGAGCCCCGCGATCGCAACGACGTTCGACGATCGGCTGCGCAAGTATCTGCTCGCGGTGTCGAGCGGCGAGGTCTCGGCTGCGACCGGGGCGTCCCAACGCGTCGTCCAGGCGTGGGCGCTGCGGCTGGTTTGGCCCGGCAACCCGAACGGGAGAACGCCGACCGGCCTGTACCGGCGCGCGCTGGAGGCCGCGGTCGTCGCGTGGGAGCGTGAGCGCCTCATGGCAGCGAAACGCTCACGCGAGAAGCCACCCGAGCCGCCGCGCCCGTGGGCCCAACCTGCGAGGCGTCGCCCGCGCCGCAGGGCCTGACGTCGCGCCAAGGCTCGCGCCGTAGCTGCGAACACCACGAGCGGCGCGCGCCCAGCGAGCGCGTTGAGCGGGCGCCTCCGCGTGCTGCGGATCGTCACCACGGCTCGTCAGCGACGGTGCGTCGCCGCGCGCCAGGCGGCCCGACGACGAGCCGCGCCGGCGCGCGCGGCGAGCACGCCGCGGTGGTCGGCGAGCCCTCGGTACGCGCGTAGCCGCGATCGTCGGACGTGCCGGCGGGCGCCTTCGGGCCGCCGTGCAGCGAGCACGCCACGCCCCCGAGACCGTCACGACCCCAGGCCGGACGCGGCTCCGCGCCGGCCGAGCGGCAGGTGCCGCACGGCTGCGGCCAGCCGCCCTCGGGCGCCTTGCGGGCCTGCGCAGCGCCCTTGTGGTGGGCCTCCAGGACCGCGTCCCGCCACGAGAGCGGCTTCACGCCGACCCCGCCGTGGGCCGCCAGCAGGCCAGGAACGGCCTCCGCGCCGATCCCGGCCGCCGCGAGATCGTCGAGCGCCTGCTCGATCGGCGCCGCCCGGCCCGCCCACCGAAGCGCGGCACGGACCGCGGCCACGGGCTCCGGCTCCGAGGCAGAGGGATCCACCGCCGCAGCCGCCCCTACGCTGCCGCTGCCGCTTCCGCTTCCGCTGCCGCTTCCGGAGGGATGCAAGAAACCACCGAGAAACTCCGGAGAAACGCTGGAGGTTCCGCGGCGGTTTCCACGGAGAATCTCGCGCGTCAGCAGGGGGAGGTTCCGGTCCTTCTGCCGGCGGTTGATGACCTCGAAGTAGATCTCGGGGAAGTTGTGGACCCACTCCCTGGAGCCGTCGTGGTCCAGGTAGCCGGCCTTGCGCAGGCTGGCGCGCAGCAGGCGCCCGACCTTCACCGGCGCGGCGAAGCGCTTGGACTCGACCGCCTCGGGCCACGCGAGCCCGCCCAGGCGCGCGTCGGTGAGGTTCGTGGTCTCGCCCGTCTCGCCGTCTGCAAGGGCCCAGGATGCGATGCGCAGCACGGCTCCCACGACGACGAGCGGCGCGTACTCGGGCGGCACGCCGGCCGCCACGAGCTCGGCGGAGGCCGCCGCCGTGTTCTCGTGGTCCCAGATCGCGGGGAAGTGCTTCGACCAAGCTCCAGCGTGCCTGCCCATCAGTTCGCCTCCGTTCCGCGCGCGCGGTGCTGGCCGCGGCTCGCGGCCACTGCGCGCATCCTCACGACCCAAGTAGGTGTGTCGAGTTCGTGTCCCTCGTCCGCTTCATGCCCAGCCGCCCGCTGCGACGCCGGGGTCACAGGAGCGATCCGCTCGGGCCGAGGGCCTGCGCGATGCGCGCGCAGAGCCGGACGTCCGCGAGCGCCTCGTGCGCGGCACCCTGGGCCTCGATGCGCAGGTACCGAGCCAGCGTCTGGAGCTGGTAGTTCTCGGGCTCCGCGCCACCGAGCTCCGCGAAGTGCCAGATCGCGCGCTGGTACGTGTCCAGCGCGTACCACCAGCACGCGGGCCAGAAAAGCCCGCCGGCGCGTTCCATCATCGCTCGAGCGCGGGGGACGTCGAACGCCACGACGTTGTGCCCGGCGAGCCGGGCGACCTTGTAGGGCCGGCCCGTGCGCTTGGACGTCATGGTCACGTCGGCGTGCTTGCGACAGAACTCCGCGAAGCCGCTCGCCGCCTGAGCCTCGGAGACGGCCTTCAGCCACGCCTCCGGCGTGTAGCCGTTGACCTTGAGTGCCTCGGGGTCGCACGCCTTCGGGTCGAAGGCGACCTTGGCCTCGTAGGCGTCGATCTCCTTCCAGTCGCGCACGGCGATCGCCGCGACTTGGATGTTGGGGTGGTGGGGCTCGACGCCCCCGGTCTCCAGGTCGAAGAAGACGGTCGTGCCCTTCATGCGCCTACCTTCGCGACGGCCCGCGCCCGCCACTCCGGTGCGGAGCCAAACTGCCACGAGTCGTGGCCGATGATCTCACCCCGCAGGCTGACCGTGACGTGGTGGACGTAGGGCGAGAACAGGGTGTCCTCGCGCAAGCGAATGAGCCAGGCGCCGTCGTCGGACGGGAGCATCCTCGCGCCGCACACGATGGCGTCGAACGGGCGACACCACGGGCGCGCGTACCGGTACGCGATGAGCGCTGCGCGCCTCAGCGCGCAGGCCTTGCGCCTGAAGGGCCACATCATGCACCTCCTGTCGCGGACGCGTGGAACTCCCGCGCGCGCAGTTCTTCGGGCCGCTCGGCCGGGTCGCCACGTTTCGGGTCGTTCCCACTTGACGGCCAGCGGTTGGCCGGGACACGATCGGCGGCGATGCGTGCCCTCCTGATCCTGCTCGCCGCCCCACTCGCTGCGTGCCAGACATCGCACGTGATCGTCGTGCCGCGTGCACGCACGGGACTTGACGTGGGGCCGGTGAAGCTCTGGACCGAAGACCCCGCGCTCGCCCTGGTCCTGATACTCGTCGGCGTTGTGATGGCGGTCTGGCGAGGCTCTAGGCCTGTGAAGGACGAGCGCCACTGAAGCGCACTCCGCTCGGTCGGCGTCGTGCGGTCGGGCCGCTCGATGGGGCTCTTAGCGCTCACGGCTTGGAGACGTCCTTTCCGGTGATGCGCGCGACGGCTTCCCGCGCTGCCTGGCACGCCGCTCGGTGTTCAACCGTGCCCTCCTTGCCGGCGCGATAGAGCGCCCACACCCGGTTGCGAATCCCCTGCGGGACCAGGAACCAGTGCCTCTTGCACATGAGGAGGTTCGCGGGGAGCACGTACGGGCACTCTGCCGCGTAGCACTTGTGCGTGAAAGTCGTGGCCATCAGGAACCTCCCAGCTCGCGCACGACGATCTCGACGTGCGCCGTCTCGTTCGCGGCCGCGTAGACCTTCAGCACCCGGCCGTCCACGACCTGGGCGTCGTCGGCCCAGAGAATCTCGTTGGCGACGTCGCTCAGCAGCTTGCCCGCGTTGTCCCAGTCCGGGCGCGCGGGACGCCAGACGCGCTCCACGCCGCGGAGATCGCGCGGTCGCGACCACACTGCCACGACCTCGAGGAACAGCGGCCCGACGAGCGGCGCGGCTCCACGCATCGCCAGCGCCATGCAGGCGCGCGCGCGGGCGCCGTACGCGCGCTGACGGTCGGGCGTGAACGTGCGGCCGAGCCCGCGGCCTGCGCGTGCCCACGGCACGGGGTCGCCGGGCACCACGACGCGCACCTCGCGCAGCGCGCTTGCGGTGGAGGGCTTGAGGGCGACCATCAGGCGACGTCCTCTGCGAGCCGCTGGGCCAAGAGGCGCAGGAAGTCGGCGCCCTTGAGCACCTCGGGCTCTGTGGGCATGCGGCCGACGAGGACCTGGAAGGCGCGCATGCTCGCGAGCAGGTTGTGCGAGACGCCGCGGTCCAGGTGCTGGTTCAGGATGACCGTCGCGCGCGCCAGCACGCACTCGCGATTCCAGGCACGGTCGAAGGCGCTGCTCACGAGCGCGCTCCTTCCAGGAACAGAACGGGCGCGGCGCGGACCATGCCGCGATCCGGGTACGTCAGCAGCCCCAGCGTGCGCAGCCTGCCACGCGGGTTGTTGAAGGCGCCGCCGTCCGGCGAGTATCCCGTCTTCTGCGCCAGGTCCTCGTTGGTGACGGCGTCCGGGTAGGCATCCAGCAGGACCTTCAGCAGCTTCTGCTCGGGACCAGGCAGGCGTTCGAGCACGCGAGCCTGGAGGTCCTGGGGTGTGGCAGCCGCTTCGGGGGGCCTAGCGCGAGCACGCCCGGTAGCGGTGAGCGCGATGCGGCCGGGGCCCGGGTAGGAGATGAGCCCTCGCGTGCGCAGCGCGCCGCGGGGGTTGTTGAAGGCTCCGCCGCCCACCGTGTAGCCGGCCATGAAGGCGACGGCCGTCTCCTCGTGGTCAGTGGCCCCAAGCGTGTTCTCGAGCCACGCGGCTGCGTCCAGGATGCGCTGCTCGGGCCCCGTGAGATCGCCAGCGTCGCCGTTGAGCGGCCCCCGAGCCGCGAGGCTGTCGCTGCGGCGCGGCGCAGGGGCCGGCTGCGAGCGCGCGGGCGCGGCGCGCGGCGCGGCGACGGGCGCGACGGCGCGGCCCTGGAGCGCCGCGAGGGGCTCGGCGATCGCACGCACAACCTCCGCCACGGTCGCGCTGACCTCGGCCAGACGCTGGACCACCGCCTCCATGCGCTTCACATGGCCGTCCTTCAGGACTGGCCGCTCGACCACCTTGGGGACTGTGGCGGGCGCCGTCGGCCGCTTCGCGAGCTCGGCCTTCAGCCGTACCACATCAGCGCGCAGGGCCTTGGGATCGTTCGCCTTGGCCTGCTCGACCGTAGCCTGGATGCGACTCTCCAGCGCCTTCAAGTCAACGGCGGTCATGCGCTTCGGCTCAGGCGGCCTCGCGCCGCCTCGCGGAGTCTGGCTGCTGTCGAAGGTGCGCTTCTCGCGGACCGCGACCTTCACGAACAGGTCGAGCAGCCCCGGACTCCAGAACCACGCCGTGCCGCGTGAGAGGCCGGCGAGCGACGTGAGGAAGTCACCCTTCCGCCCCTCGGTGTCGTGCGCCTCGATCCACGCCTCCAGGGCCTTCCGGTCCTGGGGGCCCGTCGTCTGATGCGCGACGAGCACCTCGGTCTGCGTAAGCACGTCCTTCGCGATCACCGCGGGGCGCTGCGAGATCAGCGTCGTGCCGAATCCACTCGAGCGGCCACGCCGCACGATCGTGTCGATGGCGCCGTAGCAGCGCTCCCCCCCGCTCTCGATGCGCTGCCCCACGAACGCGTCGGCCTCATCGACGACCAGGTGGAGCGGCGTGCGAAAGCGCGTGTCGCCCTTCCGCTCGTACAGCCTCTCAGCCAGGTCGCCGACGAACCGCCGCGCCGCGCTCTTCGACAGGTGGCGCAGGCTGAAGATCGCCGAGACGCCGTGCTCGATCACGACGTCGGCCAGCAGGGCGCCGGCGGTCTCGACGAGGGGCGCGTCCTGCTTCTGCCCCCCGAAGATCGTGACGGGGTAGCCGTCGCCCCGTCCGTCGGCGGAGGCGCGGAGCCCCCACCACACGTCCAGCGGGTCGATGATGACGACCTGGTGCCCCGCGTCGAGCAGCTCTTCGACGAGCACGCCGGCCGTGTACGTCTTCCCCGAGCCGCGCCGGCCGAGGACGGCGAACGTCTCGGTGACCGCATCGACGGGCAGGACGAGCTTGGGCGCGACGCGGAGTCCGGTCACCGTGCGTCCTCCACGCGCGCCGGCACGTAGGCCGGGTCGCGCTCCCAACCGAAGATCTTGGAGCCGTTGCGGTCGACGTCGCGCGACATGCGACGCTGCGAAGTCTGCCGGAGGCCGTGGTGCGCAGCCCACGCCCAGAACGACGACACCTTCTGGCCGAGCGGGAGCACGTGCCCGCGCGCCTTCATGGTCTCGGTGAGCTCGTCGGGCCAGACCACGCCGTTGCGGTCCGCGATCTCGAGCGCGACGACGAGCGCGACGTCGCACCAGCGCTGGTCGCGCGGCAGTGGCGCCCCGTCCACGCGCCGCAGGGTGCGAGGATCGACCGGAGGCCGCAAGTCCTCGGGCGCCCGCAGGCCGAGCAGCGGCTGATCGGGGAAGTCGATCACGCGACCGTCTCGGGGAAATCCCGAACGCGCAGGTCCTCGGGCCACTCGACGGGATCGCCTCCCTTCTGGTCGCCCAGGTGGACGCGGACGGGTGCGCCCTGGTACCCGTCGCGCGTGCCGTCGAGATCGTGCTCCACGTCGAGCACGTGGGTGGGCGGCCAGTGAGACGGCTCGTCTCCGTCGAATCCCGCGTCGTTGCGGTCGCGCACGTTGGCGCCCAGCTGCTTGACGAACACGGGCACCTTCGCCTGGCTGCACTGCTCCACCACTCCGCGCACCCACGAGGCGTCGCACGGCCGCGCGCCGGGCCCGCTCTCCCCGCCGACGATCACCCAGTGGAGGTCACCGAACAGCGCGCGGTAGCAGGGGTGGAGGAACGGGGCGAGGTCAACCGGCCCGAGCAAGGGCTCGACGCTGAGGAACCGCAGGGCGGCCGGCGTCTGGAGCAGGAGCGGGATCCGCTCGTCCGCGGCGCGCTGGTCCTCGACGCTCACGCCGAGCCACACGTTGCGGAGCACCACGCCGCCGTCGGGCCACGGCGCCACATGGGGTTGCTTCTCGGCCCAGGCGAAGAAGTCCAACATCCGCTGCGGGCGCTTCGTCAGGACCTGAAACGTGTGCCGATCGCACTCCGGGTAGGCCATGACACGGAAGACGTCGGCGATCTGCTCGAACGCGAGCTCCTCGTGGAAGAGGTCGCTCATGCTGTTGACGAAGATGCGCTGCGGCTTGCGCCAGTGCGACGGGGCCTCCAGGTCCTGCTCGACGAGCTGGACCTTCCCCGTCCAGCGCGCAGGCGAGGGCAGCGCGAGCCCCTCGTACGCCAGGCCGGGGCCGCTGAAGCGCGCGGCGACCTTCATCGCGTAGCAGTTCTTGCAGCCGGCGCTGACGACCGAGCACCCACGCACCGGGTTCCACGTGCGGTCGGTCCACTCGATCGAAGTCTGCGCGCTCACCGTGAACCCTCCCTCGATGCAGGCGGCGCGGAGCCCCGAAGGGCCCCGCGCGCGCCCGGCGGCTAGGCCGCTTTGTCGTCCTTCTTGGTCTCGCCCTTCGGCGCGTCCGGCTTGGGCGCGTCGCCCTTCACCGGCTCCGGCGGCTTCACGGGCGCGACCGGCCCGGCGGCGGTCGACGTCTCGGGCTTGAACTCCAGGCGGCCCTGCCCGCTGCGCATGTCGCCGTGCAGATCCAGCAGCTGGCGCACGAGCGCCTCCTTCTGCTCGTCCGTCGCGTCGCGGCGCTTCTTCAGCGCCTTGATCTCGACGTCGAGCTTGCCGAGGTGCACGTACTGCTCGCCGATCCTGCGCGTGAGGTCGTCGGCCTCCCGCCACGCGTCCTGCAGCGTGGCCGGCCGCCGCACGGGCGGCGGGGGCGGCGCCTTCGCCGCGAGCGCCTTGGCCTCCTTGCTCTTCGCCGGCAGGTTGCCGGCCGCCGCCGCGCGCTTCTCGGCGGGCGTCTTCGCCGCCGCCTTCGCGCGCTCTTCCGCCTCGGCGAGCGACCGCTTGCCGCTCGCCCGCGTCGCCGACTTCGGCTCCGTCCTCTTGCGGTGCTTGCTCATCCCTGCTGCGCCCCCTTCTGGGGGTAGAGGCCGCCGAGCGCCGCGAGCACGCGCCCGCGGTCCACGTCGGTCAGCCCCCGCAGGACGAGCCCGATCTTCCGCAGCGCCTCGAGCGCCGGGTCGGGGTCCTGCGTCGTCTCCTTCTGCTCCATGTCGTTCCTCCAAGCGGCGGGGACGGGGTGCTCCGGGTCTCCACAGCCGAGCGGCGCCCGGCTAACTGGCAGAGGCCCGTCCCCGCCTAGATCGTTCCGTGCTGGCCGGTCATGCGCAGGTACAGGTCCCGCTCGGCCAGCACGTCGAGCAGGGCGTACTGCACGATCAGGTCGTGCTGTCCCTCGGCGATCAAGCGCGGCACGTCCGCGCCCGACACGAGGCCCTTGTGGCTCTCCAGGCCGAACTCCTTGAGCAGCTCGTCGAGCGCGATCATCAGGTCGCGGTCGGTGGAGAAGCGGTGCGTGTACTCGCGCATCGTGTCGTAGACCGGCTGGTCCTTCGCCACGAGCGCCGCGGGCATCCGCACGCCCTCGCGCACGTACGACCAGCGCAGCCGGCGCAGGTCGAAGCCGAGGATGTTGTGCCCCACGAGCTGCGTGTCGGGGGCGACGCGCGTGTCGAGCAGCGTGCGCAGCGCCACGAGCATGTCGGCGAGGGTCGCGTAGCCCTGGACGAGGCCGGTCTGCACCTGCTTGGGCGGGTGCGCGTACATCGCGTGCAGGCAGCGCAGTTCCGTGTCGCTGCACAGCGACACGCACGCCACGGGGGCGACGTCGAG